TTTTCTCCGTAGTAAGATTTGCTTTTATTTGTTGCTGGTGATTTCATAGTTTTGTAGTTTATTTAGTTGGTTTATAATTGGCTTCTTAAGTCTAACTCTGCTTGTATTATTTTGTGCTCCTTCATAATTTCTACTCTAAAGTTTGTCCAATTGCTACCAAGTTGTCCGTTAAACATATTTACTAATAACTCTTGTCTTTTGATTAACTTTTCGTTTGTTTCTAATTGAATGTGTTTGAAGATAGTCATAATTTCTAGTTTTAAAGTTTAGTTGTTTTGTTTTTATTGATATGTAAATATACGCAAACATCGCGAAAGAAAAAAATATTTTCACAAAAAAAGTGCAAAAAAAAAGAGCCTTATTTCTAAAGCCCTTTATCTACAATACTTGTAGCTATATAAAAAAGTGTGTGAGTCTTGCTACCTGACCGAAGTCTGATGAATGTACGAATGCTTCTACAGCAGTAGGAGTACCAACGTAGCCTTTTCTAGCGTGCCATGAGTCTGCAGCACTAGGAGATCTTAAGTATTCTACTGTTACGCCAATAAAGTCCTTAGCGTCTCTCCATTTGTATTTGATCTTATGGTGTAAGTGATGTAAGTACCAGTATCTATATTTAGCTCTACCCCATTCTTCTGGTTTTTCTTGTGCCATAATCAAAGGTAGGTTATCCATTTTAGCACCATCTCCGTGTTCCAATCCTATAAGATTGTTACCATATTCATAATACTTACGATGACGTGCTGAAGCATCTACAGTTACTGACTTGTCTTTTCTGAACCAAGCCTTTAGTGCTTGTGCCAAGTGAAAGCCACTTTGGTAATCATGGTTACTCATAGAATGCACGCAATCTACTGGTGCAATTTCCCTTAATCTTTCTACGCATCTAACATATAACTCCAACGCTATTTCAAAATGTTCCCACCACATCCCGTCTACGTCCTGCTGAGTACCTTTAGTAGTTTTATTATAAACATTATCTACGTGTAGTACATCGTTACCAATACAGAACAATATTCTTTCAACATTAAAGCCTTTAGCTTTTTCTATCAAACCTTCGATACCTTCAACTACTCTAGATACTGCTATCATTCGATCGTATTGCTCTCCAGTTTCGTCAACAGCACAATATTTACCAATATGAATGTCAGCAGGGTTTATAACGAGAAGATGTCCTGTTTTGCTGTAATTACTATAGTTAACTCTATCGTACTTAGGAGCTCTTTTCTCAAGAAACTCTTTAAGCTTGCCAACTACGTAATCACTATTTAGCTTGTCATTGTCTTTAGTAACAATAGAGAACCTATATTCTCCATTAGCTGCTTGCCAATGCTTTACACTTACAACGTCATCTTTGTGAATACCCCTTTCTGATAGATGAGCATCTAAAAGAGTATTGTCGTTTATGTTGTCTATGGTTTTTGCTCGATATTGTTCAATGAGCTCTACCTCCTCGTCTTTGAGTCGATATCTATTGTCCTTCATAATTTAGCTTTTAGTTTAACTTCAACTAAAATAAAAAAAATTAACTTTATAGACTTGGTATTGTTTATAAATGCTACTTTTTCTCAAATACAGAGAAGCATAATGGTAATACAGCTATAAAAGCTAAGATCAAAGAATTAGTGGTAATGCCGTTGACTTCCATGTCTATCACACAAGCCATAGCTAGCACACCAGAAACGGTGCGTCTGCTACTCCACTTTCCTTTGTGATCTTTAAATAGTTGTGGAATTATTGGCAAGATCCCTTTTGTCAAAAAGGCCTTAATCATTTACTTTATTTTTTTTGTCCTTAATAAAGTAGTTAACGAAGTCATCTAAGTAACCAAAGATCTTGTTGTCTTTTTCAGTAGGAGTTACGTTAGCTAGTACTTTAAAAAATGCCATTGCTCCGATTAGCAATTCAGCCCAGTTTGATTTCAAAATCTCAATCATAATAAGTATTTATTTCAATGAATATAAATGGTAAGTACAAAGCGTGTTTGTAACCGTTCTCGTATTTACCTGACCATAAGCCAACTAGAACGCCAGTGTAGTAGCCAAATCCTAAATCCCAACCTGTCATATTAGTAAGTCCAAATTACACAATCAGCAAGCTCTTCATCTACGTCAGCGTGGACAAAAGTACTTGCAATTCCTATTCTTGTAAAGCCTGCGTCGATCAAGCCTTGTACTATCTTAAATCTATGATAACTGTTTTCACAGTGTATATCTACAGCGTTGCCTCTTAAATGAGCTGACTTTTTAGATCCTCCTACCCTGTCATTTGTCTCCTTATCTCTATATGAAGAGGTAATAAAGAAAGAAACTTCAGCAATACCTCTAGCTAAATCTAGTTTCTTTATTAGTTCAGGGTTCATAAGATCAAAGCACTGAACGTCATTGCATTTAAACTCACTTTTAGAGAAGTACTTCATTTAATTAATCTTTGCACATTGTATACTAACGCCGTAACCAAGACTAACGTCGTCAATATTGCATCAAAGTCTGCAAAGGTAACACCTATGGCAGCAGCATTAATGCTATTTAGTTCTATCAAGTCGCTTTTCATCCTTTAGTTTTCTTAAATACACCTTTAGCTTTTTTATGTTATGTAGCTTTGGTCTGTATTTCATATTTTTATACCTGTAAAGTAAGCATTTTTTATTGGTTCAATCTCATCATCATTATTCGTTGTGTATTCTGGGAAAAGTGATGAATTATAACACAAGTACTCTACAATTCTTTGTCCGTAAAACTCTGCAGTATCTCTTTCTTTTTGCACTAAGTAATTTACATCTTCTCGGCTTGCCGCGTTACCATTTTCACTATTTTTTTGGGTAATGCTACCGTTCTTTATTTGGTATGATATAAATGGTAATGCTTCAACTAAAGCGTAATGCACCAGGCAGTCCTGAACGTAATCGTCGACAAGTGTTTTATATACACCATCAAGATCACGATCGTTTATATCGGTACTTATTTTGTTGTACAAACGAGTTCCAAGAATCATTTGCAAATGTTTATCTTGAGCTATCTTTAAAAAAGGTAACAAAAATGCAGTATCAACGTTGTAATTGATAGCTGTGCAATTTTTTAATTTATCTTCGTTTACAAATAATGCTGCCATTGTTTATTAATTTAGTCGTCCTTTACTAGGTGTATCAATCATTGCTTTAGCCTCTTGACCTTTTTGCTTAACGTAAGGATTGTTACCTACGCGTTTGTCGTTTTCTAAGCCTTCGTTAGGTAAGAACCTTCCTTTATTATTCTTTTTTCTAAAGTATATTCTTCTAAGCCAACCATGGTAGCAATTAACCCCTCCTTTGTATTTGAATAGATTATAGGTATTTTTTCCTTTTGGAGCAAATTCTGAGTTTATGCCGTCTTTACCCATTTTGATAATATCCTCATACCGGTACTCTATTCCGCTTGATGATAATTCTATCATTCTACTACAGAAACGTCTTGAGGATGATTTAGACTCTTTTCTAGAAGTCTTAGAATAAACATATCTTACCTTATATAAACCAGTGTCTCCCCATCTAGACTTTTCATCTGGATTAGCATCTGATTTTGTAGGATTAGCGAATTGGTGAAAACCATCCTTAGTAGTATCAACCTCTTCTTCACTTATTAATTCCCATTCATCATTATCGTTTTCTTCTCCAACTAATTCTAAGTAGTCTAACAGATCATCGCCTTGATCATCTGATAAAAAAGGTCTTTCGTCTTTAAAGTTAGAAGAACATTCACATTTACCTTTTTTCTTTTTACAACCAGGCTTGCATTTATAAAAGTCTTCTTCTACATTCTTTATTTCTTCTACCTTTCTTTTTGACCAAGTAAATCCAGCATCTCCACCCCAAAGTAGCCAAGCTATTTTACCAGCACTTGGGTATCCATCGTCTCCTACTTTGTAGCCTTGTCCTCCTTTAGTAGATTTCTCATGTCTGCTAAAAAATGAGTACATTCTTTTGATAGTACTTAAGCTTAAATTTTTACCGTTAGATATATCTCTAGCTCTAGCAACTCCAACAGCAGTACCTCCTCTACCAAACTCTCTTCTTAGTTCCAGTCCTCTCTTAGCCTCAGAGATCATTCCACTAGTTGGCTTAGTATCTATGTCTTTTAAGTCTTTGAATTCACTAAACTCACTGTATTGATCAATCCCAGTCTCTATCTCTTTCTCATCAGCATCAAGACCTTCGGTTTCTATAAATTCTATTGGTTGTAAAGTCTTAAAGTATGTGTTTAAAATAATACCGTTAACAAGCAGCACTTCGTTTATAGCATCAAGTATCATATTTTGATATGGCCGTATAACTGTGTTGTCCCATAATTGAGAAGCAGTCTTTATTTCGTCAGCGTTGTTTCCTAAACCTGTGCTGTCTTTTATACCAAACAAAATAGGACTAGTTACTTTGTGACCTATTAAGATCTTACGTGTAGCCTCTTCGCTTAAAAACTTGTATTGTTCACTAGCTTCTGATATTGGTAAACTATCAATAGTAGTTGCGTTTGTAGTATCATCGTTAAATGATATAAGCCACTTTTTACCTTTAGTACCTTGAAGCTTTTGCATCACTTTATTCTCGATATGATTTTGCTCATCTTCAGTTGGTTGACCATTGTTGAAGTTGATCATCATCGTAGGAGCGAAGCCATTTTGAATATTAGATAAATGGTATGTACCAATTTCTTCGTCTATCTCTGCCCATTGCAAACATCCAGCGTAATCAACAGGTGAAAAGTAAAAGTAACCTGAAGCATAAGGTTTTATAACCAATACTTGCGATGTATCTCCTTTTTCACCAGTAAACGTTTCGATGCGTTTAGGTGCATATCTTTCTTTTCTATATTGACTCCAATCATCGGAGTAGTAGTATGCCTGGATTTCACCTTCTATAGATTTCTCAGGCCTTAAGTTTTGCATAGGTATATGCTTTGCCTTAAGTATTTGAGTTCTACCTTTATTCCAAACAATGTTAAACGCACCTTGACCTAATAACTTAAGATCATGAGATACACGCTTTAAATCGTTTGGTTTAAATATAGTCTTCATCTTAGCGTGATCTAAAGGCTTTTTGTTTTCGTCAGTACACGATAAACCTTCACCATATATTTGATCACTAACAGAAGATATAATTGCGTTGTTCACAGCACTACCATTGTATCTGTCAATCAAATACTCAAAGTAGTTATTGTCATCACCGTAAGATACCCACTCCTTAGAGTTAGACTCTTTTGCTTTTGGTGATTTCTCAGCCGCTAAATTTATTATTCTTAAGCTCATATTTTTAAGTATACTTCGTTTGTTGAATCTGCGTCTTTTTGTTTTACGTATTCAGGTTGACCTATTCCCTGTACAAATAATTTACCTTCTTCTCTTAAACCAAGAATAGAGTCATCGTAAATATCTGTGTTATTTTTGCTTGTTTGCTCGTATATTTTGTACTTATAAAAAGCGTTATCATCAAAAGCAAACATAGGTGTTGAGCCTGTTCGGAAAGTTGCACTAGCTACAAGTGTAGCTGTTAGGTCATAAGTTGTTCCTTTAAACCTAGCCCCATAAGCGTAAATAGCATCTCCTTTTTGTGGGTCACGTGCAGTACTTGTATTGTCCCAAAATATTAATGGCTCAAAACCTAAAACCAAAGAGCCAGTAACACCTATATCAGTATAAGTATCTACAAATTGCCATTGATCAGTGTATATAAATATAGTCTCTTGAGGGTATTGCACAGAAGTACCAGAGTAAAACCTTAATCTTCCTCTACTTCCTATTGTGTTACCTTCTCCTTTTACCCACATTCCAAACCTCCATTCCCCAGTACCTGGAACGTTCGTTATTGTTTGCGTTATAAGATTAAAATTAGAAACACCATCGTAAGTTATTCTGTCAGCTATTTTAAATCCATTGTTTGATAAAGCTACGTTGTTACTTATATCAAGGTTGCTTATGTTTTCCCAACTAAAAAAATCGTTAGGATAGTCTATTAAATTATCGTTGTAAGAGTTGTGTAAGTTACCGAATGTAGAGCTAGATAATTCATATCTAGTTTTCATACTTCTATTAAAAGGAGCTGCGTTTTCTTGTCTATCTGAAGCTAAAAAGTCAGGAAAGTCATAATCAAATTTAATATCATCACCATTTAAAGTGTAGTCCCATAGTTGAAAGTCTTTAAGTTCACCAAATAAACTTCTTCCTGATACAGCTAAATTGGTTCCTAAAAAGTACCTATCAAAGTTAGACCAATACAAAGTAAAATTGATAGATGTATTACCAATGTGTTTACCATCTATATAGCATTTAATCTTACTAGCAGTGCTACCATTATTCTTTTGAGTTAACACTAATCTGTGCCAATTACCATCATCAACTTTAACACTATCAAATACGTGAACCTTATTAAAGTATTGATTTACTTCTATATAACCATCAGCGTTAATGGTACAAATAAACTCAGACGGAGTTGTCAATTGTCTAAAGTATATCAACGTTTTTATGTCACTGTTTCCAGTGTTGTACTTATGTTTAAACCATAAACACATACTCCAATTATCACCAGTTGTTAGTAAGTAAGGAAGGTGATCCATATACACAGCACCAGAAGAAGAGAAATTTGTGTAAGTAACTTCATCTAAACTACAAGCTACTGATCTATTTGTAACAGCTCCTTTAGTGATTACCTTAGCAACTTTTCTTTTTGTTTGCTCGTTTTCAACCTCCATTAGGTAGTAATTGCTATTAGCATCATTACTAACTGAAGTTAGGCTAGGGTATATTGTCTTTGATGTCTCAGATTGTACCTTAATCATCTTTGTTGATTTGATATATTAATAAATAGAGAATAGTACAAGTTGTTTTAGAAGCATAAAAAAAGCACCCTTTCGAGTGCCTTAATTATATATTGATAACATTATTAAATTATCATGAACCGTCGTCGATAGTAGGTTGATTAGCTGCCGTTGTAAGGCCTTCAAATATAGTTTCTCCTGCTACATCAGCTGCAACAACTCCTATAGCTGCTCCACTCTCTCTACCAGTGAAAGTTAAATTGTAACCACTCATGTCTCCAAAAGCTTGACCTCTAGCGACATTACCCGCTGTTACTGTCATACCATTGTACGCTCCAGCTAAAGTTAATGCTCCGTGTCCCGTTGTAACGTTGATGTTATTATCTTCAACAAATACTTGAAATCTTCCTTGTACTAATTCTTTTAATGCTTTTAAAGCCGTAATTGATAGATTAGGCAGAGACAACGTCAAAGCTTGCTCATAAAACACAGTTCCATTTTCTTCAGATACAGTAACTGTTTCGTCAAAATTTGATCCCTGTGGATTTAAAGCGTATTGATATGCTGTACTTGCTGCTCCTAAATCTGTCAACTCGCCATTACTTCCGACAGTGTAGGCTCCTGCATCTCCGTTATTAATGAAGTACACATTACGTATACCACCAATAGCAGTTCTGCATTCTAACCCTCGACCATCTGTTAATAAACAAGCCATATATTTATAGAGTTTAAAAAGTAGGAGGTGTTACCCTCCCACTAAATTATTAATTATGCAGAGTAAAGTGCAATATCTTCAGATACAGCGTAACCAACTCCAGCGTTGTATTTCATAACCATTCTAACATTGTCAGAACCATCAGTAGTAGTCATATCGATTACTTTAACTTCAGTCAAGTCAGAAAGTAAATCGGTTGCGAAGAACAAGTTAGACTTACGAGCAGCTACCATTTTGTTTGCAGCCATTCCTGGACACCATACTAAAGGAATACCTTCGAAGTTTGGTGCAGTAACTCCAGCGTGATATTGGTCCATGTAACCAAGAGCAGCTTGTTTAGCAATGTAGAATTTAAATGCAGCAGTTCCTAAGTAGATATTAAGATCTTCTTTTCCATAAACAGAGTTTGGAATAGCGTCTCTTAATTCTCCTAGCTTAGTTACAATGTTACCAGCAGTTAAAGCAGCAGGTGTAGGTACGTCAACTACATCAGTATCAGCGATGAACTGAGTAACAAAACCGTCAAACTGACCGTTAGTAGCAGTGCTACCTTGCCAAATAGAAGTTTCAACATCTGCTCCTACTACAGCTCCAGCATGAGAGATTAAGTACTCTGTAAAGTTACCAGGGAAAGTTCCATCTACACCTGCTCTCATTTGAGCTCCTGCATAAGTAGAAAACCACTCTTTCTTACAAAGTTCTTTGTGAAGTTGGAATCTTTCTGGTGTGATAGACTTTTCGTCATAAGTAACCGCAGATCCGTCATCGAACGCACATGTTGCATCTTTTACAGATCCAGCTGCGAAGTCCAAAGCCTTCAAGTTAATTTTAAATGAAACGTTAGGTAGAATAGTTACATTCTCTTTCCCTAAAGTTTCTCCGCTTAATAGCGATGCAGAGATAAAGCCAGCAGCTTCGTCTCCAGCGTAAACAGTTGTTCCAATTGTTTGTGCCATAATTATTTATTTTTATGAATTAAGTATTGTACTCTTTGTTGAGCTGTCAGTTTAGACAAATCAACGTTTTGATTTACTTGTTTAAAGTTGCCTTCTGGATTTGGCTTAATCTCTTCAGCTACTTTTTCAAACTCTTCTACCTTAGCTTCGTTTTCTTCAGCTTCAGTTTTAACAGCTTCAAAGTTTTCAGATAAACCGTTTACCTTAGACTTAATATCTTCAAATTCTTGTACTAAATTCTCTAGTACTCCGATAGCCTGAACAAGTGCTTCTTTAGAACCATCTCCTTCAGTTTCTGTCATTTCTTCAACAACAGACTGTTCTTCTACCTCTTCTTCAACTTCTTCTTCAGCAGCTTTAATTTCAGCGATAACGCCTTCTTCTTCGACTACTAACAAAGAACCATCAGCCATAGCGTACTCGCCAACTGGTAGAGGTTGCTTCTCTTCTTCAACAACAATAAAAACCGATTGACCAGCTTCAAAAGAGTCTGCACTAACTACAGTGCCATCTTCTAAAGCAGCATCTTCGAACTTCAATTGTTCTTGAGCTTCTTGGAGTTCTTGTGGAGTAGCAGTGTCTTCTACTTCCATGCCAAGTAAGACTTTGATTTTGTTTAGTGTTTCCATGTGATAAATTTATATTTTTAAATAGTTTAAATGCTAAAGTGTTTTATTTTGGTCTTCTAGAATTATAGCCTTTATTCTGTCTAATAACTCTAATTCACTCATCTTAGTTTGCTTCTCATCAAAGTAACCTTCAATGGAGAATCCTTTAACTACACCTTCTTTAATATAGTTTTGCCAAACCTCTTCATTCTCTATTTTCATGCAAGCTACCCAGGTCCCTTCAGGGTACTCTAATCCGTGAAGTTGAGTCTTATCAATCTTGCTATCTTCAACTATCCAGGTTTCAACCGTTGTTATTCCATTAACCACTCTTTGATGATCTAATGTAGCATTCTTATGTTTCGATTGTAACATATACAGCTCGCTAACTCTTCTAACAGTATCTTTAGAGAAAAAGCAGTTGTACTCCTTTCCTTCTTCATCTAACCTAGGTATTTGTATATCTGGTATCATCACAGCTCCCATGACGATGCGTTTATCGTTGTCTATGGTTGCAAATTGATTTGGTTGTTTACCATCTTTAGAAAAGTACTTAAAGTTCTCCTCAATAGCTGGATGCTCTACCAAGCTAATAGCAAAGACTCCACAGTCTTCACTTTCTTCATCTAACGTAAATTCTACTACCTTCATATTATAATGTGCTTTGTTTATTTAAGTATGATTGTGCTTCTTGACTATCTGTAACTTCTTGACTTATAACGTAAGCTTTTATAGGTTGAGTATTACTATTGTCTATGCTACCTACGACATCATCTAAATTAGTTTCTTTAGGAATATTAGATGCTACACCCGTGGCAATGCTAGGAACACTGGTTGTTGGTGCAGATCCTCCACTACTTCCTCCGCCTACCTTAGTACTCATAATGCTTTTCACACTTGATATACCTGATGCTAATACAGCAGCGGCTTGAATAAAGTTAATTGGTGGTGGTGCAGCACTTAATGCTCTAGTAACTCCGACTTGTGTGTTGATTAAAGCTTCACCTACTGCTAATGCTTTATTGTCGCCAGCTAATTTACCTAGTGCTCCAGCTAATTTACCGTAAGCTTCCATCTCAGCTAGAACTTGCTCTTGAGTTATCTTCTTTTTTCGTTTAGCAAACTCTTTGTCTATAGCTTCAGTATCACTACCACTCTTTTTAGCTAACCTTAATTTGTCTTGATACCATTGATCAAGTTCAACTAACTCTAATTCTCTTTGAGTTTTTCCTACAGTTGCTAACTCATTAGTAGCATCTAATTCTTCTCTAAGTAAAGCATTATTGTTTGTTAACTGTTCTGACCTTTGGCCTGTTATCCTTTCATTAATATCTACTAATTCTGTTTCTGCTAGTATTAAAGCTTGTTTTAGCTCTACGTTTTCACTATTAAGATCAGACTCTATTTGTGCTAAGTCAACTTTCTTTTGAGCTAAACTTAGTTCCTCTTCTAGTTGCCTGTCTAGAATTAATCCTAATTGTTTGTTGGCTTCTATTCTATCAGCGAAAGATGCACTCTCATCATCCCTTATTTGTCTCTGAAGTTCTGCTTGTGTTTGATATGTTAACATCAACTTTTGTTGACCAGCTTCTAGTAGTGCTACTTCATTTTTAAGTTGTGTAAGATCTGATCCTGTTTCTATAGCATCTTTAGTTGTCTTAATAAAATTCTCAGTAGCCTCAGCTACTTTTGTAGTTACATCGTTGTAAACATCAGTTACGTCTTCACTAAAATCTTGGAAATCACCCTTTATTTCATTTAGACCTTCTTTGATCATATCAGTGTCAAAAGTAAATACTCCAGTCAATAAAGTACCAACACCACTAAATTTATCAGTTATATAGGTTCTAAATTCTTCGAACTTTTCACCTAGCTTAGCTAAAGTTTTTTGTGGTTGTTGAAAAGCGTTGAATATACTTTCACCAAAACCAACAACAAGGTCACCAACCTCTCTAAATATGATCCCTAAAGCAGTAGTTGCAGTGCTTAAGGTATCTATTACAGCTTGATTTTGCCCTATAATGTTCTTAAGAAAGTTAAAAGCTTCGATTACAAGTCCAATACCTGCAGCTTTCAATGCTAAACCTAAACCTTTAAATCCTTTTGCGAGAAGTTTAGTTGATTTAGCAGCTGCTTTATTCGATTTAGCAATACCTTCTAGCTTTTCGTTTACAGCGTTTAGCTCCTCTATTGCTTTATCTACCTTAGCCTCTAATGGTATGATTACTGTTTCAGCCATATTTCTATCTTAAATTGTTTCCACGCTTCTTTAATCGTCTTTGGGTATGAGCATATACCGAATGCTATTAAGTTATCCCTAGTGGGCTTTATTTTACCCTCAGCTAATGCCTTTACTACTGTATTTATCATAAATAGATATTGTATGCTTTTGTTATTTGTTTTTAAGGTCTTTTATCTCAGCTTTCAATGTTTTTATTTCAGCATGTAGCTCCTTTACTGAGTTTATTAAAGCAAAAGTTAAAGCGTGAGAATCAAAGTTGTACAACTCTGTTTCTTCCTTATCTTCTTCATTTAACTTAGCGTTGTAAGTGCTAATTGTTTCAGGGAATACATCTTTAACATCTTGAGCAATAATACCTATATTACCTTTTATTGAAGAATCAAATCCTGCTTTACCGTTGTAATCGTAAGTCTTAGGTTCTAATTGAACTATCTCACTTAATCCTTTAGTGTATTCTTGTATATTCTCTTTAATTCTTACATCTGAAGATATGGTCCAAGTATTAGTGGAGGGTTTGGCTGCACTATTAGTCCCTAAGTGTAAGTCATAACTAGGTAATGTTTTCTTTATCCCAACTTGACCGTTACCTGTAACTAAAAAGGCTGTAGCTCTATTTGCTAGTAAAGGACCAGTACCGTAACCAACGCTAAATAAAAGGTGTGCTGAGTTTTGATCATAATTATATTTACCAACAACTGTTTGACTTTGACCTGCTGCATCACCTCCTGTATTTTTTGGTACTGCTAAACCTAAACCAAATAAGAATTGGTTTTTAGAGTTGTTAGATCCTGCACTTGTTACACCTGCATCACAATCAGAACCAAATACAATACCATCGTTTATCTGTACAGAGTTGTTATACCCACCTACAAGGCATCCTGTTCCTCCTCCCGATGTTCCACCTGCGTAAAGGTTCAATAAAGTATTGCTTTGACCCATCAATAAACTATTAGATGAGTTGTTTGTATTCTCGTATCCAAGAGTTAAAGACCTATCACTCGTTGTAGCAACTCCGTGATTGTGACCCATAACTACTGAATCTTTACCATAATTTTCAGAGTTTGATCCAAATGAAGCAGACCTTTCTCCGTAAGATGAGGTTAAAGCTCCTATTGCGA